ATCTTACTCAGCAGTAGAAGGCGGCAAGCTCATCTGCACTTATGATGCATCTGCTTCCGGTTTCATCAGCTATGACGATTTAACTGAGTCTGATGTTTTAGGCTGGGTATATGACAGCTTGAAAGAAGGCGAAGAAACTGCTGCCGAAGCAAAAGCTCGCGTAGAAGCTAATCGTACTCAGCGCGTTCAAAATCAAATTGATGCTGCTGCTACCGAAGCTGAAGGCGTACCTTGGTAATCCAAGCTCATGATTGCCGAAATAGCAACAGTAGTAAGCGTAGTCAAGGGGCTGAATGATGCAATAGGCACTTTAAAAGAAGCTGGAGGGCACGCTAATGATATATCTTCTGTTATGGAACGGTATAGCAAAGCTAATGAAACCATCCAAGACGTAGAAAGCAAATACGTTGGTAGGTTATCTGTAAAAGAAAGTATGCAGATTCAGTTAGCCAAGCGACAACTAGCGGCATTTAACCAGCAGCTTAAAGATAGTATGATGATGCAAGGGCTAACAAAAGACTACAATGAGATTATGGCGCGTGTGGAGGAGTCTAGACTTAAACATGAAAGACAAATTCGACTAGCTAAAATACGTCGTAGGAAAAACCTTATTTTCCTAAAACAAATGGGCGTTGCGTTTACAGCGGCCTTTATTGGGTTTGGTGTTATCCTTGGTACTATAATGTTAATCTTTAGAAAATAAACGTATAACTATAACTTAAAAGGAGACTTATAATGGCGAAAAACGAAAACAAAACCATTACTGTCAATGAAGTAGAACACAACATTGAAGACCTAACCGAGCAGCAGATTGCGATGGTTAACCACATTGCTGATTTAGACAAGAAACTGGGAAACCTAGTGTTTAATATAGATCAGTTAAAAGTAGGCCGCGAGGCTTTTGTAAACATGTTAGCCTCTAGCTTCGAGGATGTAGAAGAAGTATCAGAGGAGTAGGGTAACACAATGGAAGAGGAAGCTAAGACAGTAATGGATTCACTTGCGGTAGGCGGTACTGTGGCAACATTGGCTGGCTGGCTTCCTAGTGTTGCCAGTTTGTTCACTATTATATGGTTATCTTTGCGTATATGGGAGAGTGAAACTGTTAAGAAGTTGTTCAAGCGAGATAAGTAATGGAAGTTTGGGAGGTCATCGTCTCTGGCTGGCCTATTGCTGCCGGTCTGTTTATTCTTGTGCTGACCATTGGCCGCATACTGAATAGGCTAGAGGTGCTTGAACAGAAGATGATCGAAGTCTGGAAAGCTATTAATGAGTTGATCCGAAAGTGAGGGTGTCATGAGTATATTAACTGCCCTGATCGGGCCAATCGCTGATGTTGGTAAGACGTTCCTTAACAATAGAGCGGAAGAGAAGCAGGCCAAACATAAAGCCAAGATGAGTGTAATTCAGAACGATGCGAATTGGGAAGCTAAGATGGCTGATGCCTCAAGTAGCAGTCTCAAGGACGAGTTTTGGACTATAATACTAGCCATACCTATCTTCATGGTTGGTTACGCGATTATTGCGGCAGACATGTCAATCATTGACCGTACTAAGCAAGCGTTCCAGACACTAAATGAGCTGCCTGAGTGGTACCAATACCTCCTATTTATTGCCATTTCAAGTTCGTTTGGAATCAAAGGCGCGTCAAAACTTATGGACATGAGGAAGTAATGCATTTTAAGTACTTTAAAGTGTCAGATTTTGACTGTCAGGAAACTGGCGAAAACGAAATGTGCTCTGAATTTCTACATGCCCTAGACCACTTGCGTGACGTTTGTGGGTTTCCTTTTGTAGTTACTTCTGGGTACAGGGGGGCTAGCCATAGTATAGAAGCTGCTAAAGTTGCGGCAGGTAGGAAACTAGGTACTCATACACAGGGTATTGCCGCTGACATAAAGGTCTATGGGGGCGCTCAACGTCTAGCTATAGTAAAACATGCATCGGCTATGGGCATGTCTGTTGGTGTAGCTAAAACTTTTGTACATGTTGACAACCGCAAGACTCCACCCATGTGCTGGTGTTATTAACAGGTGATATATGCCCCTCAAAAAGCTACAGTTAAAGTCAGGTATTAACCGCGAAAACACTCGTTACACTAGCGAAGGTGGTTGGTACGATTGCGACAAAATAAGGTTTCGCCAAGGTACGCCGGAAAAGATTGGTGGGTGGCAGCGTATATCTAGTACTACGTTCTTGGGTGTATGCCGATCTTTGTGGAACTGGGTAACTCTTGGTAGTCAGAATCTAATCGGTGTAGGTACTAACCTGAAGTTCTATATCGAGAACGGTGGCGCTTACAACGACATCACACCTTTACGTGGCACTGTAACCCTGACTAATCCCTTTGAAACCACTAGTGGGTCTCCTATTGTAGAGGTTACTGACGCTAACGGCGGGTACACAGACGGGGACTTTGTTACTTTTAGTGGTGCGAGTGCTGTAGGGGGCCTTACTTTAAATGCTGAGTATCAACTAACGGAGACTACCACTGCTAACGTATACACCATCGACGCAGGCACTAATGCTAGCTCAAGTGCTACAGGTGGTGGTACGGTAACGGCTGCATATCAGATTAACGTTGGCCCTGCGTTTGTTGTGCCTTTAGTAGGTTGGGGTGCAAGTAGTTGGGGTTCTGGTACATGGGGGATAGGCGTTACATCTACTGATTCTATTCGTATATGGAGCCAAGCTAACTTTGGAGAAGACCTTATCTTCGGGCCACGCGATGGGGGTATATACATATGGGATGCTACAAACGGACTAACTACTAGAGCGGTGCCTCTAACAGGTACAGAAGTACCAACATCACAGAAATTAATTTTAGTGTCTGACATAAATAGGTTTGTGTTCTGCTTTGGTACGAATGAGATTTTCTCTCCTACTATTAATCCCATGCTAGTTCGTTGGTCAGACCAAGAAGATGCTACTAACTGGTCGCCCGCTGCAACTAACCAAGCTGGTGATCTTATTCTATCTAATGGCACTCAGATAGTTGCGGCTAAACAGTCCCGCCAAGAAGTACTAGTGTGGACGGACTCTGCCCTGTATGCGTTACAGTATGTAGGCGCTCCTGCGGTGTGGACTGCACAGTTAGTGGGTGAGAACATATCAATAGCCTCTCAAAACGCTGTGGCCTATGCCAATGGTGTAGCTTACTGGATGGGTAGAGACAAGTTCTACATGTATGATGGGCGTACTCAACCGTTACAGTGCGACTTACGTAAATTTATATTTAACGACTTTAACGAAGAACAGTACGAACAGACGTTTTCAGGTACTAACGAGTCATACCATGAGATATGGTGGTGGTACTGTTCCTCAGATTCTACTGTATCCGATAGATACGTTGTGTATAACTACTTAGAACAAGTGTGGTACTACGGTACTATGAGCCGTACCGCGTGGCTTGATTCGGGGCTAAGAAACTACCCGCTAGCCGCTACGTATAGTAACAATTTGGTTAATCACGAGCAGGGTGTTGATGACAACGAAACTGCTACCACGGCGGCTATACCTGCGTATGTGTCCTCTGCCCAGTTTGACCTAGAAGATGGGCATCAGTTTGCCTTTATTTGGCGTGTACTACCGGATATCACGTTTGACGGCTCTGAAATAGGCTCCCCCAGTGCTACTATGACGCTATTACCCCTACAAAACTCAGGGTCAGGGTATAATAGTCCAGCTTCTGTAGGAGGTTCTAACAGCGCAGGAATAACACGTACTGCTACAGTACCCGTAGAACAGTTTACAGGGCAGGTGTATACCCGTGTGCGTGGACGCCAACTCGCTATAAAGGTAGAATCTAGTGAGATTGGAGTGGCTTGGCAGTTAGGTTCTCCTAGACTAGATATGCGTTCTGATGGCAGACGATAATGGCTGTAGACAATACTAGGTACGACGTACCCTTTCGCGCTCCAGCACTACCGTATCCTCCGCAGGCTTACGACCAACAGTCGTTTGAAGAGTTCAATAAAATACTGCGTATCTACTTTAATCAGTTAGATAACGCATTGAGAAACGCTATGGCAGTTCAAGAACCCTACAGCTTGCAAGTTTCTAAGGGCCAGATTGCAGGTGCTAGTACCGTATATAAATTCGGCTTTAATCCCGACATTGATGGTACTGAGGAAACAGTGTGGGGCACTGGGGGTAATTACCCTTATCTTACATCTGCGGCTACTGTGTATATAAGTAGCTCTAGCACCGCCGATTCTAGTGGCAGTACGGGAGCTAAGACTGTAACCGTAGAAGGTGTAGACGGTAGCTATAATGCTAAAAGCGTTACTGTTAGTATGAATGGCCAGACTCAGGTGCAGGTGGGCGACGCTACCTCGTGGTTACGTGTTAACAGGGTATTTGTGGCTACTTCCGGTAGTGGTGGTACTGCTGCGGGGACTATATACGTAGCTAATAGCGGGGTTAGTTCTGGAGTGCCTACAGGTGTTACCTATGCACACGTTATATCGGGGGACAACCAGTCTCAGATAGCTGCTTACACAGTCCCCGCCGGATACTCTTTGTATATAGATGACGTAACCTTTACATCGGCAATATCGCTAGCAAACAAGTACGTTACCGCTAAGTTTGTTACTCGTGATTTTGGCTCTAATACTTTCCGTACAAGGATAGTTCAGACTGTACAGAGTTCTTTGTTAGTGCTGCCGCTCAAATACCCTCTAAAAATAGCAGAGAAAACAGATATAGAATGTCGGGCGCTTTCTGATACTACTAACGTAGAAGTGGGGGCGTCTTTTCAAGGCATCCTCATAAAGAATTAAGGGCATAAATAATGGGTAGTAAGATATCAGAAGAAGGGTTTAAGGCAGAATCTAATCTTGTAGCGGATGAAGAGCGCAAAGCACAAACACAGGCAGCTCTTGACTTAGCAGACAAACTTAGAGATGAGAAGATAGAAGAGCAACGTGTTAAGCAGTTAGAAGAACAAGCAGAAGCAGACCGCATAACGCAGTTAAAAAAAGACGCAGAAGCAAGAAGTGCCGCTAGAGCAGAAGAAGCCGCCGATCCTAATTTTGACATAGCTCTGTGGTACGCGCAGCTAGCTACCGATGATACCCTAGAAGGGCGTTTAGCGTCGTTAAGAGAACTTGACTTACAAGTATTTGATCCTGACGGCGACGGTGCGTTTGAAGGGTATGGTCTCCCCGACGCTGTTGGAGTGACTCGTGGGGATTACCTTGAAGAAGAGTTAGGCCGTCCAGAACAAGCAGTTAATAGAGACTGGGCCGAAGATCAAGCTCTAGGTATGCCTTTCATAGAAATGGCAGAGAAGTCCGGCGTCTCTGTAGTGTCAAATCTATCACAGCCCTTTGAAATAGATTACCCCTATGAGTACGACAGTCAGAACTTGTATATGAAACTGCCCCCAACGGGCGGTACTCTTGATCTTACACAAGGGTTTTCTCCTGAAGAACGGAAGATGTACCTAGACCTCGAAGCAAGAGGTAGATTTGTTGACACTAGTGACGGGTTAGCGGGCGCAGGCGAATACACAATGATGTGGCTAGAAGACCCGCCCGAGCAAAGCCGCTGGCATAAGTTTCTAAATAACCCTGTGGTAAATGTTGTAGCCTCTTTATTCCCCTACGGATCAGCTTACCTGACTGCAATAAAGGCAGCTTCGGGTATGACCCTACACAAGAGTGACTATCTTTCTGCGGGTATGTCTGTAGCAAGCGGTACAAAGTTTTTTAAAGACTTCGCGACTAGCGTTGGAGGAAAGGCCGGAAGTGTTACAGGCAGTACATTCGTAGCTGAAGCAGTAGAACAAGGCACGAAGAACGCTATCTCAGCGGTAGTAACTGACCAAGACCCACTACAAGCATTTCTTACTGGAGGAGTGCAGGCAGGTGTTGGCCGCATACTTGGTAAGATAAACGAAGTTACTAATGGGGCAATAGACAAATTAGAAGGTTCGGGACAGCTTACTGAAGATACAAGAACTTACGACGCTAATGGTAAGGTTAATGGTGGTTCAGCCCCTAGGTTTGTGGGTACCGTAGCTAAGGAATTAATTGTTGAGGCAATATCTTCTCAGTTGGCTACGGGCGACATAAACGAAGCTCGGATGGCCCATATAATTTCCGCAGCAGCTATTACTGCTGATACAGTGGGGGATATTGTAGGAGAGCGTCTACCTCCGGGCGGCATAGATATACTAACTCGTTCTCTTCAGACTACCCTTACTACAATGGCTCTAGGTGGTAGTGGATCAGAAGCGTTCCAAAGGAGTATGGCGTTTCAGTTAAAGACAGCAGTGCTAGAGTCTATCCGTGAAGGTACTATTGTAGAAGACGTAGCTGAGATATGGGACAGAGCAGGAGGGTCATATGATGTACTGTACGAGCAGGCCGCTAATGCTGATGCCGCTGCTAATGACCGCACTGAAGCTGCACAACAAGTAAATGAGGCAGCGGAGTTAATAAATAATGGCGCTGACGAGCTATCAGAGCTAGCAAACGCAGCTACTGACATACTTGGTGGTAGGTACGTAGGAGAACTAAAGGCTGAAGAAGTAGACGCTTATGACGCTGCTATGAAGGCTTATAATACAGCGGAAGCGGCTTTTGCCGAGCTACTAGACAGCGAGTATATGCCTTCTCTAGAAGCAGGAAACGCGGCTTACGAGGCGGCTACAACTGCTTACGACACTGCTGTAGGACTCTACGAAAGTACTCGTGACGGTATGTCTGAGGCATCTCAAAACTTAACAGAAGAACTTGCTCCTTTTATAAAGGACATTAACGAGTACACAGTTAACTCCCTAAACCCTGACTTTGACGCTAAGTTTTACGCTGAACAAAACGGTATTACCGTAGAAGAAGCTAACTCACACTATCTGACTGAGGGACTGTATAACAACTTACCGGTAAACCAAACATCTCTTGACGCCCAGTACGCTACCTCTGTAAATAACGCCCTTAATAAAGTAGCTGAAACTACGGGGCTAAACTTAATGGGTCTACCACCAAAGCAGATGAAGGATGTGATAGATAGCCTAGTAGAAACTGCTGATGCCGCTGGAGTGCCGATTAAAGACTTAGACGTGGAGTCTGTAGTTAAAGAAGCTCTAAGTGCTGCGGACAACCCAGACGGAATTGGAGAGGAGTTCTTTAGGTATACTGATAATGGCGATGGTACCGCTACTGTACAGCACGCGTATGCTCCTAAAGGGTTTGGTAAAGCAGCGGGAGTTACTAAAGAAGACGTAGAGTACGAGCGTGCAGTATTAATGGTAAACCCATACTCAGGAAAGGTCGAGTATACTATACCTTACAGTTCAACTTACTCGGTAAACGGTAACATAATACAATATGACCCAGAAACAGAGAAGCCTTACCTTGTAAATCAAGATGGTGGACGTGAAGATTATTCTTTCTTAGAGAACGACCCATCAACTTCTGGTAGCCCTACTATACCCGACTCCGCGCCTACGGTACGGGATGTAGCCACCCCCGAACACCATGCACATAGCCCTGAAAGTTTTACTTCTTTTGTAAATGATAGCGGTATTGTTGATAATTTAATAAAGAACGATGATGGCACATTCGCGCCAGACCCTGATTCAGATGCTGATACAACTCCTGAATGGCTCTTAAATGCCCTTAACAACGCTGCTGTATTTTTAGAAGAGGGCGCTACATTTGTAGAAGAGACCACACGAGCTGAGGAAGCGGCTGATAAAGCAGAGGGGAAAGCGGACTGGGAAATAGAAAGAGAATTACTTACCCACCCTCAAAATGCGTACGCTATATTAGTTTCAGCTCTGCAACAGGGTGCGGAAGCTATAGGAGGTCTATCAGACAGGATGGATCAAGAGTACGGGGGAGTAATAACTCAGTTTTCAAAAGACCTGCAAACTATTGCAGAGGGTTCAAAAACTCAAGAATACAAAGACGCTATAGAAAGATCAGATAGGCTTGTTGCATCACTGCCTCCCGCAACGGACGATCCTAATACCCCCATCCTGTACTACGAAGAAGACGTCTACTCAACTCCCAGTCCGTATGCATCACGTCCCCAAGAGCGGATACTTCTACACCCAAAAGGAGCCTACAAAAGCGGGAACGAAGCCATAGGGCTACCGGCAGTATACCACGGTATAGGCAACGTGCTAACAGAAGCTGTCAATGACCCAAATGTATTCCTCGGCCAAAAAGTTTTTCCAGAAGTCCCTACGGAGCTTATTAATTTCTTTGTAGGCTCAAAGGTCAAACTAGGGTCTGAAGCAATATTAAAAGGTCTCAGCTCTGTAAAAGGTCTAGGGTTAACCGATGATATTATTAAAAGTGTAAGTACAAAGTTTGGTTTAGCAGCAGCGGCATCTATGGACGTAGGAGAAAGCGTAGGTGCTACTTTTACGGGTACTTATGAGCAGGCATACGCTACAAAAGTAAAAATGCTAGGCTTGGAGGCTGACAAGTTACAATTAAAAGGGGAAGCTAAACAAAGATATATAGAGTCGTTCTACCAAGAAACTACGGACTATGCGCTACTTGTAGCTACA